CTCGTAACAATATTAATGCTATGTATACTAGCCAGCAGCCTTCTGGTGGTCAGGCTACTAAGTTTTATTCCTCATGTATTGTTAAACTCTTTTCTTCAGAGTCAGACAATCAAGCAATTAAGGGCAAGATCAAGGTAGGAGATAAATTAATTGAAGAAAAAATTGGAAGAACTATTCGCTGGGAACTCCAGTTCTCTAAAACCTCCCCAGGGTTTCAATCTGGCGAGTATGATTTTTATTTTAGAGGTGACGATATTGGTCTTGACACCATCGGTGATCTTGTTACTACTGCTGAACTAAATGGCATTGTAGAACGTACAGGCGCTTGGTATATACTTCCTGATGGCTCAAAGGTCCAGGGTAAAGAGGCATTTGTTAATCGTGTAAGAGAGGATCTTGACTTGCAAGAATCAATCAAGGCAAAACTAAATGGCTAACTTTACTGTCTACCATGGAAAGTTTATTTGTCATGAATGTAAGAGTGAGGTTAGATCTCTAAGGCTATACCCAGAAACAAAAACTGCAACATGGATGTGTCCAAATAAGCATCTTAGTACAGTTAAGTTTGGCAAGCAGAAATACAAGGGCAATGACAGAGAAGAGTGAGTCCAAAAGAATAGGTGCTAAGCAGCACAAGAACTCTGGGCGCAATACTCAAAAGGGAGATGCTTCATGGAAAAACTTTGTTGTAGACTTTAAAGAGGTGGGCAAGTCCTTTACTTTAAACAAAGAGGTTTGGGCTAAGGCCACAACCGATGCCATGAAGAACGGAAAAGATCCAGCAATTGTGGTAGTTATTGGCGAGGGCAATTCTAAGGTTAGACTTGCCATAATCGAGATGAGTATCTTAGAACAACTTTCAGAGGATGGTGTATAATAGTATTATGAATACAGGACATGAACCAAAAATAAAAGTAGTACCAAGAATTATTAAAGATTTTTTTACTGCTGAAGAAGTAGAAGTTTTGCAGGCAATTATAAAATATCAAAAAAGTGCTAAGGATTTGAGTGAGTTCTATGCACCAATGCTGCTGCCTGAACTATCAAGAATGCAGATAGAGATAATGTATCCAGAACACATACGAAGAAAACTTGAAATGTTTGCTTCAGATATGGTTGGAGAAGAAGTATTTATGTACCACAATAGTTACCTAAGTTATAACAAAGAGCATAATTCTGGATCAAATCCAAAATTACCAGTACACTACGACTCAGACAATTATTTTTCTAAACTAACAATGGATTATCAGTTGGGGGCTAACATTGATTGGCCAATAGTTATTGAAGGTGAAAGTTTTAATCTTCAGTACGGAGATCTTCTTGTATTCTGGGGTGCTGGTCAGGTACACTGGAGAGAGCCTGTATTGTTTAAAGAAGGAGACAATACCGAAGTTTTGACAATGCATTTTTCAACAAAAAAAGATTTTGAAGAATTAAACTTTCCTGCTCGTGATCCAGAAAAAAGGAAAGCAAGGCTGTCAACATGGCAGGCAGATCCAGTATTTGCACAATACAATAAAGATTTTTTCGAAAAAGAGGATGCACTATTAAACTTTAAACTTCTTGACAAAGGAAACTAAATGCAAAATGAAGGTACAACAATAGACATGGTAAATGGTCTTGCAGAAATTGCAGATTACATGGAAGATGAAGAATTAACTACGGCTCTTACATTTATTGCTAAGATAATCATTAAGCCAGACATTCCTTTAAATGTGGCACATATAGAAATTGTAAGGCTTCAAGCAATTGCAGCAAAAATGGCATTTAAGGCAACATGGATGGCCAATGTTGACAAGTCAGATCGAGGAAAGAAGAATCTTTATTATACGGCAGCAGAGTCGTTAAATAACTTGGTGTCCGCACTAAAATACATAACACGTTAATCTGCTATACTTATAACTAATAGAAACGAGAAATGATGACGAAAAATTTGCTGCATACTGTAATGATAAAGCCAGAAGAAAAACCAGTCCACCGCATCGACATAGCGGGACTTGAAGCAAAGATTAAAGAAGGATACACGATTACTCGTGTAGATAAGCACACAACAAAGAAAACTTTTGCTCCATCAACTATTGCTTATGGTCACGGTGAGTGTGCTAGATATTGGTACCTTGCTTTTGATGGCCAGATGTTTGAAGATAATGCAGACGCATATGCATCAGCCAATATGAGTGCTGGAACTCTGTCACATGCACGAATTCAAAATGCAATGTTAAACGCTGGGATGGTAAAAGTTTATCGTGATGAGAATAACGAAGCCACTACAGAGTTTAAGATTATAAATCAAGACCCTCCTATCTTTGGATATGGCGATGTCATGTTTGATTGGCAAGGAGAAGAACTCATTGGTGAAATTAAAACAATGATGAACGAAGGGTTCGAATATAGAAAGGCATCAGGCAAGGCCAAAACTGGTCACCTAATGCAGTTACTTATCTATATGAAGATCTTAAAGAAACCAACAGGTGTCATGATTTATGAAAATAAAAATAATCATGAACTTCTTTTGATACCTGTAGATGTAAACGATCATTACCGTCGGTGGGTAGACCAGGCATTTGATTGGATGAGACTAGTTCGAAAGACATGGGAAGATAGAACCCTGCCAAACAAAAACTATAGATCAAATTCCAAGATATGCAAGTCATGCCCAATTAAAAAAGCATGTGAGTCTGCGGGACCAGGCGTGTTAAAAATAGCACCCTTGGAGATTCTCGGTGAAGAATTGTAAGTTTTGCGATAAAAATTTTGAGCAGTCAGTATCTTATCAAATATATTGTTCTGCAAATTGTAGAGATCTAGCAACAAAAGAAAAAATTGCTGAAAGATATTTACATTCAAAAAGACAAAAAAGAAGAGGTAAGACAAGGCTCTGCAAGTCTTGCTCAACACCTCTATCAATATACAATGACGACGCCATATGTTCTTCTTGTGCAGTAAATCCAGATGCAGTAAACAAAGCAATTAAAGAAATAAAAGGAAAACTAAATGGTAAAAAATAAGTGGGGTCTAGAAGTAAAGCCACATAAAATTTGCGCTATTGACGCTAGTACAAACAGTCTTGCCTTTGCATTATTTTCTGGAGATGATCTTGAGTCTGTAGGGAAAATTAATTTTGAGGGCGAGGATGTATATCAAAAGGTTATGGATGCTGGCAAAAAAGTAAAAGCCTTTTTTGATATATACGGTGGATTTGAAGCAATAATTATTGAGCACACGGTGTTCATGAATAGTCCTAAAACTGCTGCAGACCTTGCTTTAGTTCAGGGGGCTATACTTGGGTCTGCAGGTCAGACTGGAACAAAGATTATTGGAAAGGTTTCCCCAATCACTTGGCAGAACTATATGGGGAATAAAAAAATATCTAAAGATGAGCAACTCTATATTCGCTCACAGAATCCTGGAAAGTCTGTTTCCTGGTACAAAACCTATGAAAGAAACCTTCGTAAAGAAAGAACTATAAAGTTTATTAATACAATCTATGATAGAACTATTACTGATAACGATGTCGCAGATGCTTGTGGTATTGGGCACTGGGCTCTAAAAAACTGGGGGAAAGCAATTGGAGTTGACAAATAGCACTATGGCTGCTAAACTATATACAAGTGAGGCTTTTATGCGTAAGAGATATCTTATGGATAAGAAGACTCCAGAAGAGATTGCAAAGGAGTGCGGAGTTAGTCTAGAGACTATTTACGTATACCTTGCTAAGTTTGGATTAAGGAGGTCAAAACGATGAATAGAGTTGAAAAAGCGTTGGTAGCACTTGCTGTCACAGGCGCTGTTGGTTTTGCTTTTGCCTTTGCTGCGCTAAAAGGAATTCCAGAATCATTTGATTGGGAACTTGATGAAGAGGAATCCTATGAGTGACAATCTAAACATAACGGTTGATCAAGTTAATAATCCCTTACACTACACATCAGACCCATCTGGCATTGAGTGCATTGAGATAACTCGTCATCGTAATTTTAACATTGGTAATGCCTTTAAGTATCTGTGGAGAGCAGGACTTAAAGATGAGGCAAAGACAATACAAGATCTTGAGAAAGCAATTTTTTATATCAAGGATGAAATAAATAGACTAGAGGGAAAATATGTCAACTGAAGATGATCTAGTCAAGCACCTTGATCAAGTAAATCAAGTAGTAGAAGAATACCTAAAAGGTAATGACCCAACAGTAATCTCTAAGCAACTTTCAATACCAAGACAAAGAGTCGTAACTCTTATCAATGAGTGGAAAGTTATGGCATCTGCTAATGATGCTATCCGTGCTCGTGCTAAAGAAGCACTTGCTGCTGCTGATACACACTACAGTAAGTTAGTGTCTCGCACATACGAAGTTATTGACGAAGCATCAATGACAAACAATCTTAGCGCAAAGACTGCTGCAATTAAACTTGTCATGGATATTGAGTCTAAGCGTATTGACATGCTACAAAAGGCTGGTCTGCTTGAGAACAAAGAACTTGCAGAAGAAATGATGGAGATTGAGAGACGTCAAGAAGTTCTTGTTTTAATATTAAAAGATATTGCATCTGAGTATCCACAGGTTCGTGATGAGATTATGCGTAGACTTTCTTCGTTTGCAAAAGACAACGAGGTGATTACCGTTGTCCACGACGTTCAATGATTTTCTTGAAGTACTTAAAGATAACCATTTTCAAGAGACACCAGTAAATGCAAAAACATTTGTTGAGGGCGAAACATACCTAGGTCAGCCTGCGCTTTCTGATATTCAATATGATATTGTTGAAGCGATGAGCCAAATATATCGTAAAGAAGATCTCATTGATATAATGGGAGAAGAAGAAGGCACAAGATACTTTGAAAAATATACTAAGAATGAGATTATCTTGCAACTTGGCAAGGGATCTGGAAAAGACTTCGTATCAACAGTAGCATGTGCATATATAGTATATAAACTATTGTGTTTAAAAGACCCAGCAAAATATTTTGGCAAGCCCTCTGGAGATGCCATTGACCTTATCAATGTGGCTATCAACGCACAGCAAGCAAAGAATGTTTTTTTTAAAGGTTTTAAAAGTAAGATTGAGAAGTCCCCATGGTTTGCTGGAAAGTATTATGCAAAAGCAGACTCAGTTGAGTTTGATAAGTCTATAACAGTTTACTCTGGTCACTCAGAGCGTGAGTCACATGAGGGATTAAACCTTCTTCTTGCAGTGCTTGATGAGATTTCTGGTTTTGCATCTGAAGTTGGAACAGGTAACGAACAAGGAAAAACTGCTGAGAATATCTACAAGGCCTTCCGTGGATCAGTTGACTCTCGCTTTCCAGACCTTGGCAAAGTTGTTTTGCTTTCATTCCCAAGATACCCAGGAGATTATATCTCAGAGAAGTACGATGCAGTTGTTGCTGAGAAAGAGGTCGTTGAAAGAACTCACGAGTTTATTATTAATCCATTGCTTCCTGATACAGACCCAGACAATAAGTTTGAAATTTCCTGGGATGAAGATCATATCATCTCATACAAGTACCCAGGAGTTTTTGCATTAAAGAGACCTACCTGGGAAGTAAACCCAACAAGACAAATTGATGATTTTAAGATTGCTTTTATGACTGATCTTGGAGATGCAATGATGCGCTTTACTTGCGTACCAACTTTTGCTTCTGATGCATTCTTTAAGCAACAGGAAAAAGTAAGAGCCTGCATGACACTTAGAAACCCTGTGGATAACTTTAGAAGGTTTGACGAAGCATTTAAACCAGATCCAACCAAGAAATATTATGTCCACGCTGACCTTGCACAAAAGCACGATAAGTGTGCTGTTGCTATTGCACATGTAGAAAAATGGGTAAACATACAAGTCATCAACAACTACGAACAGGTTGCTCCAATTGTAATAGTAGATGCAGTAGCATGGTGGGAACCAAAAGTAGAAGGCCCAGTTAATCTTTCAGAAGTTAAACAGTGGATTCAGAACCTTAGAAGAATAGGGTTTGATATTGGCATGGTTTCCTTTGACCGTTGGCAATCATTTGATATTCAAAATGAATTAAAGCAGGTTGGAATGAAGACTGATACTGTTTCTGTTGCTAAAAAGCACTATGAAGATATGGCTATGCTTGTATACGAGGAAAGACTTGCTATGCCTGCAATTGATTTATTATTTGAAGAACTAACCCAGTTAAAGATCATGAAAAATGACAGAGTTGACCACCCCCGCAAAAAGTCAAAGGACTTGGCTGATGCTGTGTGTGGAGCAATATTTGGGGCAATATCACATACCTCAAAAAATATAGACACTGAAGTAGAGGTTCACACCTTTAAAGACAGACCAAAGACTCCAGAGGAGCAATTTGACTTGGAGAGTCGCAATGTGATACAATATAAACCTAGCCAAATAAAAGACATCGAAGATTATTTGGATGGACTAAAAACACTATAAACAAGGAGAAATAATGAATTCATTTAAGAAAATCGCTCTAGCCATGGTTGCAGCCATGACTTTGGGCACAATGGTAGCAACGCCTGCAAACGCTGCTGTAATGACAGTCGCTGTATCGCTTGACACTGTAGCAAACACTACAAACTCAGCAATCGCAACGCCTGCATCATTGCCAGTCCCTGCAGACAACTCAGTAGATGCTGCTGACGCACTAAAGTTTATTGCAACAGTTGATGTTGGAACAAGCGTTTCAGTCGTAGCAACAAATGCAACAATCGTGTCTGCACTACACACAACTGCTGCACCAGTAGGAGCAACATCAGGATCATCATCTTTGACAATTGCAACTGGTACAGGAACAACAGCAACATTTTATGTCTACACAAAGACAACAGCAATTGGTACAGTTGTAATCACAAATCAGGGTACAAC